CAGTAGAAGCAGTTAAAGCATTGATTGTAGCACCTGTATAACCATCTAAAGTATCAGTTCCACACTCAGCACATACTGGGCAAGATAAATCAACTTCTAAATAGATACATCCTTCAGCATCACATACGTTGTTATAAGAACCACCATTTCCAGTAGAAGGGAAAGAAGTAGAAGCTTGACTACCGTATTGAACGATACCTTTACCATATTGTTGAGTAACAACTCTAAATAATAAAGAACCTTCGCCTAAAGCACATGGAGTTGAATCAACATCAATACCAGCACCAGCGATAATATGTAAATCAGATAAGAAAGTTTCAGTATCCATTTCATTACCATCTGGTCCGATTAATTTACCAGCTCCAGAGTTATTGAAATTACATAATTTAACGATTAATTTACGTTGGTTAGTACCATCTAAAGAAGTTCCAGTGTAGTTTACTAATTTACCATTGTTCCAAACTTGAACAGTAGTATCAGAAGTAACTGCAGTCCATTGTCCTTTAGAGTAGTCAAATAAACCAGCAGGATCCATTCCAGGTTCAGCACCTTCGTAGAATAAATCATATAAGTTTTTAGCGAATCCAGCGTCACCATAACCATCACCTATAGCACCTCCAGCACCAATTGGTGAGAAATGTTGGTTGTTAGTATCATAACCTTGGATTTTAGGTACGAAGTAGAACAATTTACCGATTGGTAAGTTCATTGCTTGTACAGAAACGATTTCGTTAGCTAACAATTTAGAGAAAACACGTCTTACGATTGGGAAAACAACTGTTTCAAAAGCTCCGTTAGAACCTTCAGAAGTTGCTTCGTTAATCAAGAAAGAAGCTTGGTTTTCATATAATTGTGCTACGTTTTCTTTAAGGTGACCTTTAAGACCATCTAAAAATCCTAATTTGTCCCATTTGTTAATAGTATCTTCTTTGATAACTTTAAGGTGTTTTAGTCCAATGTTACCAACAAGACCTGATTCTAATAATGCTCCCATTTTAATTTTATTTTTTATTTGTTTTTAAGTTTATTTTTATTTAAGTTTACCCATAAGATCCTTCATTCTTAAGAATTGAGGATTTTCATAAGTTTTTGATTCAATCAAATTAATTGCCGAACCTGTTGTTGGTGTGTTGTTAATTGTTCTTTCAACAGATTCATTGATTGAAGTTGTGTTTGTAGAACCTTTCAATTCATCTTTAATAGAATGATACAAGTTTTTAGACTCTTTCAACGTTTCAACATTATCAAATCTTTTTAAGATATTGATTTTTTCTTGTTTAGTTGTTGTGTGTTCAGTGAATAAACGTGTAGCATACGCAAGGTTTGAGTTAAATACTGCAACTTCATTTAATTTATCTCTAAATACGTTAAGTGCTTTTCTGTACTCCTCATTTTTCTCACGAAGAAGTGATAATTCTCTTTCATTTTGACTTTCACCTAAAGCTGTATTAAATTTAGATCCTGTTCTTGGTTTAGATAATCCTCCTTTTCTACCTGCTCTATTACCAGCTCCTAAAGTCCTAGAGCTTTCTTTTGTTTCAGTTTTCTTAACAGATTTTTTAACTGGTTTGAATTCACCATCTAGGTTTTCACCATCTTTGTAATCAAACTTAGCTTTTCCAGTTCCAACAGATTTTGGACCTTCTTTCATCTTAGTTTTGAAACCTTGTCCTTGGTTTGGTTTTGAAGAATATTTGAATTTATTCGCTTTACCCATACCAACTCCTTTCGCTTTGAAAGATTCCATAACTTTATCTAAATCAGTCATTTCATCTTCTTCATACATTTCATCACCCATTTCATCAAAATTGAATTCTTCGTCATCCATTTCATTCATTTCATCAAAATTGAATTCTTCGTCATCCATTTCAACTTCATAAACGATTTCAGGGTCATTAGTATTTTCATTAGCAAATACTTTGTCTACGATACTTTTAACATCTTCATCTGAATAATCATCTTCTTCATCATCAGAGAATTCATCATCAAATTCCATAAGTTCTTCATCAGAGAATTCATCGTTAAACATATCTTCTTCAGATTCACCAACAACCATATATTCTTTGTTAGTTTCGTTGTCTCTAATATTGATATTACCAGACTCATCTTTTTTCACAACGATTTTATCGTTTGGACCAAGTAATTCAAACACTTTAAGAATATTATCAGTGTTTTTTTCACCAGTTAAATCAATAACAGGTTCTTCCATGTCCCCCATTTCGTCGTCCATATCAACATCCATGTCTTCCTCATCTTCCATGTCAAAATCACCATCCATTTCGTCAGATTCATCTTCCATTTCATCTTCGTTGTCCATGTCAACATCCATTTCAATCTCATCTTCTTCATCTTGTTCAGTTAGAGATTCTTTTACTAGGTCTTTGATTTCTTGCTTCATTGTAGAGGCAAGTATTCCTTTTGCGTTCTCAGCAACTGTTTCTTCCAAATTCTTCATTTGGATAAGTGCTTCTTCTACCAAAGATTTTTCTTTACTCATTTTCTAAAATTTATTTTATTATAAATATGTAGGATTTTAGAAAAAGTCAGGAAATGAATATTTTTTTTTATTATAAAATAAAAAAGGAGGTAAAAATACCTCCTTGTTGTTAATTAAATTATTTTATTGATTACTCAATAACTTCATCAATTTTACTTTCTACAATACCGGTGATTCTCCAGTCCATTGTATAATTTTCATAAAGTTTGGTAACCTTAGCTTCAACATCGGTTGGTGAATAACCTAATACCAATTTTTCTTCACGCATTTTTTTTACTTTACCTGATTCAGTATCCAATAAATCTGAACAGATTTTCGCCACAAAATATTTTTCTCCTTGTTCCATAATGATTATTTATTTCCCAAATAATGATTTAATTTTTTCATTAAGTCAAGGGATTTATTATCATTACTCAAACGTTCCACTTTTTCTTCTTCAATGTTTTCATCAAATTTTTGTCTATCTTCAGGGTTAAGAAATAAATACGCACCAGGAGTTGATGGTGATGATACCAAGTCAAAACAGATTAATTCAAAATCATCTTGTACTTCATTTTGTTCACCAACTTTTTTAAGTGAACCCACTCCTCTAGATGAAATACCTAATGTAACACCTTGACGTAGGTAGTTAGCGGCCATATCGCCTTTAGTTGATACAATACCTCGTTCGTGAAATCCAGGACTTGTTAATAGTTTTAATTTACCCATTAATATATTTCCATCCCACCACACTTCGGTGATGATGTGTGATACACGATCAAGATCAATTAAAGATGATTCGGGGTGATTTAATTCAGATAAAGAAACACCTTTCTCAATCATCTTCTTGTAGTTGTCAGCTTCGCGTTTTAATATTCTTTCAGGGTATACTCTACCATTTCTATTTGGTGTATTATATTTTTGTAATACCGCATAAAACTCAAAAGGTTTAGAATAATCCATGAAATTTTTAGATTCCATAATATATTGATTATTTGTATCTTTTGGTGATATAAACCCAGCATCCTCTTCAATAAGAATTCCTTTACCTATTTCATTTGGTTTTAATATCTTTAAACTCATGTGTGTTTTTTTTATTACTTATCAATTATTGTTCGTTTGTGGTAATAGTACCTTTAGCTTCAAGAAAAACTCTACGTACATTTTTAGGTTGAGCTACCGACCATTGCGTTCTTCTAGCTCTATATAATCTAGTTTTAGCAATTCTACTTACAGTAACCGCATCACCTTGATTACCCCCTAAAACATGATAAAAGTCTTTATCTTCACCCACATAAATACCAACATGACCACCACCATTACGTTTAAATGTTAGGATATCACCAAGTTCTGGTTTATCAATAGGATTTCCCCAAGTCGCCCAGTTAAGTGCGTATAGTGGGTTTTTAACAACATCTTTACCAGCCATTTTCACGACGTAAGCAATAAATAATCCACACCATGGAATAGCGTCGTTAGTATAAACTTTTTGTAATCCTAATTCTTTAGCCCATGCCATGATAACTGGGTTATTCGCTTTACCTATAGATTCTTTAGTACCAAGACTTATTTGGGTAAAAATTATTTTCATGAATTGAATTTGTTATTTTTATCAACGCCGATTGTAATTCTAAAGACTTAAATTCGGTGGTAGAATTATTAGTGTAAAAATTAATTTCAAGATTCATAAATGATTTTTTACCCACCTGAATACCACTAGGTCTTAAATCCAAATCAACAATGTAATTGGAATTAAAAATAGTATGATTTAACGATTCTAAAATTGAATGTTTAATTTCTCTACTTAAATTTAATACAACCCTAGTCCAATTATCATTATCGTCTTTTGGTTCAACCCAAGTCTGTATATTCAGATAAAGTGATTTAAGTGAAATGGAATCAACTGTTCCATAAGTTATCTTTGAGGTTTCATACCCTTTGATTTTTGAGGTTTTACCTTTTTTCATTAGTTACCATATACTATATGTTTATTTTTTAATAATATAAACATATTTATAGTTATAGTCAAAAAAATAAATTTAATAATTAGTTAATATGTTAATAGTAAAAGTTGGAAATGATAAAAATATTGACCGTGCATTGAAACAATATAAATCTAAAGTTATCAAAACTAGACAAATGAATAAATTAAATGAAGGTAAGGAATTTATTAAACCTTCAGTTAAAAAAAGAAACGTGCTTAGTAAAGCTAAACACGTTAATCAAAAATATAAAAAAAACGAAGATTAAATTTCTTCAGATAGGTTTTTAAGTTTGAAGTATGTTAACTTAGAATATTCTTCAGACTTAACCTTTTCAATGGAATCGTTAATAGTACTTACCATATCACCTTCGGAATTTTCTTTAAGGGCGTTTAATTTATTAACAACATTTTCTTTAAGTGGTTCAAATTTTTCCTTAAGATCTTCGTCTTTTGATTCCATAATCATATTAAAAACCTTTTTTTCATCTTCAGTTAAAGAATTATAATGATTAGTTATCGTTTTATTTGCGATCTTAACCATAGCTGAGATTGGTAAATTAATAAACTCATTCTCAGTTTTCATTGATTTAGTTAAACCTTCTTTAATTATTTGTTTTGCAATTATACGGTTTTCAAGTTTTACAACACTACCATTGAATAAATCATCAATTACCTCATAACTATTTTCAACGTTTACATTATTAACCCACTTTTTAATCGGTGCTAAATCTTTATCCCGAATCTTATTAATCGTGTTTTCATATAAGGTGATAGATTCATTAATAAAATCATTAACCAATGATTCGTTTAACCCCTTATTAGACGATAATTCGTCGTATAAATAAAAAAGTTTGGCAATGTTTCTGTTACCCAAAACATACTGGTTAAACTTCTTTATTTCATTCTTAAACGAGTCTTGTGTATAAGACTCGTTTAATATATGTTCAATTTTAGTTTTTAATAATCCGAATTTCATATTTACTTTTTATTATAAATATCAATCATTTAGAAGTTTGTTCAATTGTAACTCAATATCTCCTAAAGAATTTCTTGCTTTTGATAAATCAATGTAGGATTCCTCCTCAATTAAATTACTATTTTCAACTAATATCTTAAGATTATCCCTAGTTTTCCCTTCAGGTGTTACACCAGCCTCACCTCCCGGTTCTGGTCCTGGTGGTGGTGGCATTGGTGGTAATCCCATATCTCCACCCATTTCTCCCCCTGGTGGTGGCGGTGGTGTAGCAGTTACAGCTTGTGTTGAACCAGATTTAGTACCATATAATTTATCAATATTATCAAATAACCCTGTATGTGTGATAACCGTCGCGGTGTTTGTTAATTCAGCAGCGACCGCACGTTCAATACGTTGTTGTTGTAAATCTAACCTAATTTCTTCATCTGAAAAACCTAATATATGTTTTTTAGCCCAAGACGCAGAAACTGGTGCGAAATTATCTTGTAATGGTGTTACAGCATCCTTATACAACAACATCTTCTCCTTCCATACGTCAATCTTTAATAAATCCGCCTGTGAGGAGGGGTTTGTTAAGTTTAATGTAAATGAACGTAATTCATCTTCAAAACCTAATAAAAATAAATGTATGATAGCAATTTTGTTTAATTCAGCTAACGCACATTTTTGAATTTTATTAATTGTTCTAGCAAAACGGATATCCATTAATGATAAATCTTTACCCCCGCCAACTGGTTCTTCAAAACCTAAAAACGCTTTTGGGACACGTAATGCGGTTAATAATTTTTTCTGGATGTACTCAATATCGGCTATCTCGGACAAATTCGTTGCACCTGGTAATGTTTCAATTGGTGATGGTGCTGCAGGGTCACGAACAGGTATAAAGTAGTCTTGATCTACCGCCATTTGGTTAAAACGCATATCAACATTCCCCGTCGCCGAGTCAACAACTTGATCGCGTTTGAATTTATTGGCAACACGTTGTACATATGGTTCAACATCTTTATCGTCCATATTACCAACAAACACCTTAAATACTCTACGTTCAGGTGCTCTACTAGTTCGGTAGATTAACATTGCGTCCTCCGCTAAACAATTGTGTACTACTGAACCATTTGCGATAAAATTATGTAATTCAGATTCAACCTCCAAATCCCAAACTGGTTCATCATCATTTTCAGTTATATCAATAATCTTTTCATAACGAACGTCATCGTTTATGTTATTAAAATTAATGTATAACTTAAAAGAATCTTGTCTTATTTCGTATTTACCTGTTTTTTCATTAAATTTAGTTTTACCTTCAGTTTTCCCTATTTTACCACAAGCAATTCCAGATTGTAAACACAACTCCTTAAGATCGTTAATTAAACCTTCATTAGCTAAACCAATCACTCCATATTTATCCGACCCATCCGCGTCAAATAGTCCATTAATTAATGAACGTTTGAATTGTAAATCCATACCATAAACCCAACTAGGTATTCTTTTGTTCGCGAACCCGGTAATAAAACCAAGACTTAAAAATATGTTTTTAATTTCTTTATTAGGGACAACTACCGATTTACTATATTTATTAACTTTACTACTATTGTACATTAATTTTTCTTTTAGATTTTCCTTAACGTAATTAATGTAAAAATCATTCATTTCATCATACACACCTAAAGCGAACCCAATACCGTTAGTAGTTAACCAACCATCACCCAACATAAACCCAAAAAACTTAATGAAGTCTGAATCAATAGTGTATTTTAAGTCAATACTAACTAAAGATTTTGTGTTGTGATAATATAAATCAAAATCTTCTTTTTCAAAATTGAATTTTTCAATGATTTTATCAATGTAGTCGTATTTAACTTTACCACCACCTTGTAAAAATCTATGGATATTCTTATAGTCTTTTTCGTTTATTTCTTTTAATTGTTTAACAACACCTTCACGATTAATATTTTTACTTTTGTCAATACCTTTTTCGTTTAATTTAATGTAATAATTATCACTATTTAAGGTAATTGTTTTAGTTGTTTTGTTATTATTAATAGTCGGAGTGATTAACCTATCTTGACCAATATTAAATTCACCCAATGTTTTATACGTATATTCACCATCACAATAAACAAGTACTTGATGATCATCTGTTATATCAATTGAATTATATCTTGTTCTAACATTAAATGTTTTTTTAACACCACTTTGCCAACAATCTTTAACCTTCGTTGAAATTAATTCGTTATTATCAAAATCATATGAATAAATTATTTCACCCGATTTAATATCTTTAATCTTTTTATAACCATCAATTGTCCACACTTTTGTATTTTCACTAACACACAATTGTTTCCATACACGTCTAGCCTTCTCTAACATTGAGGTACCATACGGCAATTTTCGGTCATCACCCAACAATCTAAAGTGGGCAATTTCCCAAGTATTAAACTCCATATCTTTAGACTTCCACTTAAATCTAAGCCCTTTATTTTCAACTGGTTCGTCAATATTAATGTTTTTAGCTGCCATTCCACGTTCAAAACGTTCTATTTCAATGTTTGGTAATTGTGTACAACCAACGATACCCTTTTCTGGGTCTAATTTTAAGTAAACGAAATTGTCACCGTATTTAGCCATATTACGTATCCACATCGGTAGATTTGTATTGATATCTAACACATTGTTAAATAAATCCGCTAGTACTGACTTAATACGTTTTGATTCAGAATATATCTGAAGCATATAACCATTTTCATCAACTGTCGTTGATTCTTCGGAATAAATATCCAATGCCGCGGATATTTCCGGAGTAAACTCCATTGATTCTAGATCATAAAAAGTTGCTAATCTTGTTGGTTCGTAATATACCGCTTGGGAGTAAAGATTGGTTTCAATCTTCGTCCATTGGTTACCCAAATAAAAAGTTTGTTGAGCTTGAAGTTTTTCACGTTCATAATCTTGTTTTGACGTGGTTTTTAATAATTCAGATTTATCAAACTTATATGTTGGGTAATCTTGGTTTAGTAATGAATTGGGTCCAAACGTTTTGGTCAGTCGTTGCCAAACCGTTAAATTTTTATCTTGTTCCATATATCAATTATAAGTATTTTTTTTTAATTTATAAATATTATTTTCTACCAAATAACCACCCATATTTTTGGTAGTCATCCCTACTCAATTGTTGTTGTTGTCCATAAGGATTTTGTCTATTTCCGTATGACGGTATGTTTGGATTGAAATCTAGATTTTGTCTTGCCGCGTCGTTGTTGTTTACAGACCAGGATTCCAACATCGCTTTTGCTTGTTCGGTTACCTTGGTTAATTTACTAAAGGATAATTCAGCAACATATAAACACATGGCAATTGACATCAATAAGTCATCGTGTCTACCCTTCTGGTGATCTGGTCGTCCATTGATATAAACGAAGGTATCCATTTCATTATACAACCTACTACTATATATCTTAAAATCATGACGCATTGCTTCCTCGTATGCTGCGATAATTTGTACACGTTTGTTGTTGAAGTTTAATCCAGGTATTTTATCCATCGCTTTTGGGTTATACTTCCATGAATTGGCAATATCCTCACCATCAACGTATAAGTCCCTATATCCAAGTTCTTGTAGTTTTCTAGATGTTGCCACACCCATTCCTCCGGTGATCGGGGGGTAGTTTTCCAACGAATTCGGCGACTTGTTCTCTGGTGTCAAAATCAACAATCTGAAAAGCACTAAAATCTTCACTGTCACCCCTTGAAACGTCGCAATTGTGGGTTGTAATATTACGACACATAAAAGTGTTGGTATCACACTCAAAATTATAAACATATCCAGTATATTCCGATTTTTTAATATCTTTAACCTTGAAATATATGAAATCTTTATTTTTATCAAAATGACAATCACTAATAATTCTTTTATTGGTGATTTTGAAATCATTTATATCAAATCTATTTAATTTTGGATTACCTTCTTCATATATTAATTCATGTAATTCCAACGAGTCGTTATTTGCTAAACTAAGGCTATAGGCTTGTCTTTGAATTACTTTTTTCCCACATATTTCCACCTCTTTTGAATCACGTAGTTTATTTAACGATGATATAATCCCCAGCGAAAATAATATATCTTGAAATGACTCCAATAATTCTAAATTAACACTAACGAATGTTATTTTTGAATAAGCTTTATCTGGTTCACTTTTTTTATAAGTTTTTAACCAAGATCCATCGCTATCAAAATACCCTCGTATTAACTCTATTTTCAATTCATTTGGAATATATTTCACCCATTCGGAAATCATTTTTCCGTATGAATATTTTCCAAAATTTTCAAGGATAAAGTAATATAAGAATTTTGAATTAAATACAATATCAATTGTTGCTCTACCTTTGTGTGGTATTGATGGACTACGATTAAATAATCTTTTAACTATATTAATTGCTTTATTTCTATAGAAATCATCTTTTTTATCAAAACAAATTGACACTGTATAAGAATCTTTATTTTTACCTATCCAACCATCACCAAGTACCATTCCAATAAACCACCAGAAATCTTTATCTTTTAATGGTGAATCAAACTCAAAATCATATCTAATTTGTTCATTGATTTTCCATTTTTCATCAATGTTATCAATAACTTTATCTTTATAAATGTTTGGTACTTTTATCCAATCACCCACTTTAACATCTTCCGCTCGTGTATAATTAAAATCCCAATCCCAATAACGTTCATTGAATTTATATATTGGATCGTGTCTTTTATAATTTCGTTTTAATACCGGTTTACTAACCAATATTGGATGTTCCTTGGTAAATGTTGTTCGTCTAAAGGTGTTATCTACTTTAATTGAATAAGTTGGTTCATTTTCAACTGGATATATTTGTCTATTTTTAATACTAACATAATCACCATTTTCACTAACTAACTTATCATCAAAATCAACATCTTGAACATTTTTTAATCCTTTATCGGTTAAAACTTTTTCATCTGGCGGTAAACATCCTAATATGTACCTATGACCAACAATTGGTTCTTTCCATATCCATAATTGACCACCCAACATTTTGTTTTCGGGTTCTTTAAGGTAGTTTTCTTTAATTTTACTCATTAACCTTGAGTCAAATACGTTATCACCCGACCCTAGGAAATTACAGTTGTGTGATATGATTGTATTTGTGTAATATAAGTGTTTTTCGCCCGCGTTAATGATATCATATACATCGGTTGGGGTGTTGTGGTCAATTATATCAATAACGGTCAAATAACCATCTTGTGATTTAATTTTGTGGGTGATTTCAATATCTTTAGCTAATATTTCTTGATTGTCGTATGAATATATTTTGTGGTTATAACTACATCTTAATGTTATACCATTATCAAAAAAGATTTCCCTTGTCGTTTTATTTAATTTTTGGATACCATCAAAACTAACAAATCCCTCTGGTGAAGAAATATGGTAATATGTTGTATCTTCTTTATTATATAATTCTTCAATGGTGATATCTTTTATTTCACCACTTTTAGTGTCTTTTACTGTAATAATAGTACTTCCATCAACACATTCCAACTCTTGGGATACTTTTCTTTTATCGTATTTAAGTTTTTTAACCATTCGTTCAAACCAATCCGAACAAGGTTTATATCCATCTTCAATTAGTTTTTTTGCTTCATTGAAATCTCTATCCTTAAATTCAATACTATTCCAACTTATTACTTTATCTATTGAATAATCTTCTTTATTTAATAGGTAATGTATAATATCATCTGTTTTAACGAAGTATAAATCTTTAGTATATCTTGGGTCTCTATACCAATACATTTCCGTGATTTTGAAGTCATTCATTCCACGTAATGCTTGATCATATATTTCATAATATATTGGGTCATTACCATTGGGTGTTGATACCACAATCACTTTACCTCCAGTTGATAGGGAAGCCATACACGCCGACCAGAAATCACTATCCGCATCAATGAAGGCCGCTTCGTCAAATACTAGTATTGTTGGTGTAAAACCCCTTAAAGCATCTTTTGATGTTGCTACTGCTTTAACTTCGCAACCATTTATCAACTTATAATGTTTTGTTGATTTTTTGTTTGGGTCAATTCCAACATTCATCCACGCTGGCCATTGGGTTACGAATGCTCGTATTTTGTTCGCCATCTCAACGGATGTATCCAATTTATTGGCGATGATAAGTATTTTCTCTGGTTTTTCTTTTTTTGCGAATGCTAGTTTTTTTGATATCCATGCTGAGGTTACCGTTGATACACCCGCCTGTCTATATTTTAATGCGATATTTTCATTATAATTTTCGTAGTCTTCAAGTAATGTGATTTGGTCTGGGAATAACTCTAGTGGTACATATTTTGATACCGTGTTATCATATGTTTGTAGATACGTACTTAATGCGTATGGGGTGTCCTTAACACACTTAACATATTCCAATACTATTTGTTCTTTTGATAAACTCATTTTTTTATCCTTTATTAATAAATATTGGATGATATGAAATAAAAAACCCCCCATTTGTTATGGAGGGTTTTGTTAATTGTTTTTTAATTATTAGAATGGTAGTTCACTCGTCCATTCTGGACTTGATACCAATTCCAACGCTTGTTGGTGTGTATAGGTATCAATTAAATTATCTTGAATATCTTGGGGTATTGTTTCACCTTCACCGAACTCCAATATACAAATTGTTTGTTCATTGTTCATACGGTGATTTCCATCAAGACCCAATGCTTCACACGTTGTGTGTGCGATTGTGATGTATGTATTTGTATTGTATTCCATTGTATAGTTTTTTAATTATTAATTATAGACCGAATCTAGTTTTAGTTGCGTTAAAGTTTTGAAGTACTTCAGCATCAGATAATACTCTATTATACATTTTAGTTTGGGAAATATTTCCATTGAATGGTACTGATGGGGTGGTTCCATCTTCATCACCTATCACACCATTAAATGGTGAAGCTGTAATACTACCAACATTTGCTGAACCTAGGGGGTTACCGTTAATATATAATCGGGCGATGCTTGTGGATGAATTATGGGTTACTGGTACATGTATCCATGTATTAGCTACTACACCAGCAT